ATTTCAATTTTTCGCGCAAGCACGTACACCGGCGCGCCGCTTTCATGGCCCGTTGCCTCGCTACCGTGAACGCCTCGGCGCACTTTGCAACGTAACCCACTGTCCAATACTTCGTCTACTTGCATAAGCTCCGCATCTATCTGAACAATGCTGTCCTGCTCAAGACTGGTCGGATCGGTCAGCATCACGTATTCGTCCTGGCTATCGATGGCGCTTAGTACTTCTGAGGCGTCTTCCATGGCCAGCTCGTCCAGGTAGTGCACCGTCAAAGTTCCGGCTGAAATACTACGTGTGTTTTCTAGATCTGCAAATCCAATGCCTCCTATTTCTACGGCTCCAGCAATAGTCGGCGAAAGGCCAATCCCGAATATCGGCTTCGGCGGCCGGTCATTGTCGATTGCGCCCCCGCCTCCGATCATCCACCGCGTCACGGTTGACAGTTCGTATAGGCTTTCGGCGTTGTTGATGTTCGCGGATCTTCCGCAGACTTGAATGACAGCCCCCGCGCGATTTGGCGCCTCGAACTCAACGGGACTCGTCTCGGTCCTCGCGCCAAAACGCCATCCCGCCTCGGATATCGAAAATCTGCTGCTCGCATCCGGCTCGATATCCCACGCCCGGTTCAGTGACAGAGTGGAAGCTGTATTCTCTTGGATGACCCGCTCCTGGCCTGCGCCGGCTCCGCTCGTGATTCGGACCGCCATTCCGCGGCACTCGTTTGCTTGTAACTGGAGCGCATCGTTCCCGATTGTGCCTGCGCTATGGATCGTCGCGTTCACCTCTGGTGCATATTCCATGCGCCAGTAAAAGTTTGCGTGATCGAAATTTGGATCTGCAGGCGAAGCCGCCTCTTCAGTGCGCCCGCTGTCTACAAATTCGGTAGAGACAGGCTCCGCGGACGCAATTCGATGCAATTTGGCGGGCGACGGCCCCCGGTAGACATGAAATGCATCCGTATTCGCCGAAAAGCTAAGATTTGTAAGCGTCACTTGATTCTGATTAGACGTTGGCGGAAGGATCGCGCGCACGATGAACGATGGTGCGCTTTCTCTTTCTGCTTCATCCACTGCGGTAACGGCATAGTACACCGTCCGATTGCCATCCAACGTGCCGCCTTCGGTCTCCACTCTCGGACTGAGATCGAGCAGAGGAATTCCTGGCCCGTCGAGCGAGGGACGGGGAGGGACGGAAAATCCCGCGCGCATCTGCAACGCAGTGCTGCCATCGGCTCGTTTCTGCAGAGTTTCGGTGATCTCGAACTGCAGTCCGGCGTCGCTGGTCTCGAGACTACCGATTAACGGGCGCGGCAGGCCGGTGGATGCAAGCGGTTGCCGCCGCGCTCCTAACGTTGCGGCTGGTTGCCCATTGCTGTCGGCGTACCACAGATCGTTATGCGCCTGCGCGGCGACAAGAAATACGCCGAAACTGTTGGCGGCCGAAATTCGGAGCACCCGGAACGGCTGCCGCTCCAATCCCTCTTTCAAGTAAGTGATGGTGATCAGATCGCCAGGCTGGATTCCAAGCGCCTTCACGCTGGTCTCAAACTCGATGTACGAATTGCCTTGAATTGAGCGATCTAAGCGATGTTTGAGAACTCTCCCCGCTTGGTCGAAGTTTGCGATGCCGAGAGCTGAAATGGTCGCGCTGACTTCCTGCCCAACGGCGGAAATATCGTCCACATCGATTAGGGAAAAACTGTCCTGCTGAAATTCGTTCAACTCGTCCTGAAACTCTACGGATAAGCGGTTTGGCGTATCGCCGGTAGGTCGCGACCACATTCTCACCGCCGCTTCACCGTTGCTTCTTCGCAAAATTGAACTCTCGCTGAACTCGTAACTCGGCCATCCCCCATCGACGGTCTCCACCGCATTGCTCCATGCGGCCTTCTGCGCCTGCTGTTCAGCTATGCTGTTCTCCACGCGCAATTGCAGCTTTGCGTCTCCGCCATATGTCAAGAAGAGCCGTGATCCATTCCGAATACCACGAATGATATCTGCAGCCGTCCGGCGGTGCAAAATCGGAAGATTGCATTGGAAACGCGGAATCTGCACGGGATTGCCAAAAGGATCTTCGGCGTCGATCCTCTCCGCGCAATAGGACGCGGTGGTCGCGAAACTGTTCAAGTCTATTTCATCAAGCGTCCAGCCGCATCGCATCAGCACATCGAGCAAGACCCACGCGGGATTATTGGTAAACCCGTCGCCGGTATATTGCCCGCTTTCGTCATACTGCGGTAGTTTGAGACCTCTCAACAAAACCTTCACAACAGGAAGATTCTTGCCGTCGTTGATCCGGTTTGGCACCACCGCCGATAGATACGCCATGCTCCCGTATGGATCCCCCATCGTGCCGCCTCCGGCGTCTGTAAAATCCATGTTGAAAGCCCCCGTTCGATTCCCGCGCGACACTAAGTTAAACCAACCGGTGCCGCTCATATTCGCGCCGGGTCGGCCTTCCGCGATTTCAAAATCGCTCACCAGGACCTTCACAACACCCTCGATCTCGCCCATCCCGAGCAGGACTTCCATATGGGTAAGATTCCCGTCGTTCCTCGCGAATACCACCGGCGGGGTGTACCAGGCCGTTCCGTATACGAGAGGAACGACATCGTTGTACCGCGCTTCGCTGCTAATCACCGCTGACAGATGGGCACTCTTATCTCCATAACTTCGCACCTGAATGGACGGGGGGACAAATTCGCATCCGCCAAATCGCCGCGTACCTCGGCCTGCCGAATCCGATCGAAACATACCCCTGGCTTCACAATCCGCCCGCGTGAGGCGGCATGACGTGAATGGTTCGCCCCCATTTAGGTTCCCAGCGCCGCCGTCCACGTCGGGCGCATAGCCGCATCGGAACAACCTTGAGTATCGCCCGCGCGCGCCGCCATGTACGGCCTCCTGACGCTGTTCGAGTGTTGTCGGAAAGTCCCAAGGGCAGCGCTTTTGCAGCCGCACCTGCGGTAGTGTCATACGCTGCATGTTCATCCGGTTCGCAGCGGACAACCGGAAAATGCTCTCCGTAATCTCTTCTGGCGGGTTCGTGAGTCCCTGAAATACCGTCTGCAACTCCGTTGTCGGCTCGCCTGTCCTTAAGTCGAAAAAAGCAAACCGCGCCGTCAGGCGGGCGCCCTTCCATCCGACTGCTCGCTCGATTTGTGAGAAATGAGAGTCCGCATTGGCGAGCGTCAATGTCACTTGTGGAAGAGAATCCACGCCTTGATCCGAAGCGGCGCTAATCTCGAAGACGTTATGCCTGAGCACGCGTGCTTCGAAGACTTCGCCTTCGCATTCCACGCAATGTGTGCTCCACCTCTCAATCCTGCCGTCACGTAAACGGCATTCGATCAGCAGCAGAGGAGTGTCCGTAATACTCTGCTCTTTGACCTTAACGAATGTTGCCATGGCTTACGATCCTTATACGGCAGGCGTAACAATTAGGGCCTTCGGCCGTTATACGAATACTCGGCTGCCCAAATCGTGCTTCCGGGTATATTCCACTTGCGGCTCCCGTCGTTTTGTACCCTGACGCGCCGGCTTGCGCCTCTGCCTGGAATCCGAAAAGTTCAACTGCTTGCCCGGCTCGCAGCTCAAGCCCAAAGCGCACAAACGTGCTATCGGCAGGAACGCTGGTGACCGCGGAGATTCGCCTCCAGTTCGGACCGATGGCGCGCTCCCGTTGTTCTGCCCCCGCAAGCAGAATAATTCTATCGGTCGTCACTGAACGAAGCCAACAACTGACGCAGTATTGCAGCTCCGCGGGAGCATTGACTGTCTGACGGAGAGCCTGACTCGCGCCACCCTCGTTTCTCACGGAGTACCCGCGCGTGCCTCCTAGCGGGTCGCTTCGCCCATCCTCCAGGATCAACATCGGACCTACGTCCCAGGCGTCCTCGCTCAGATCTTCGCTCCAGGCAACCAGATTGCTCGTGGGATCTACAAAAACAAAGCTGCGCAAATCGCCCTCACACTCGTGAAAAAAGTTTTCCAGCGCACTTGCTTCAGCTGCGCTTAACCCGCCGAACTGTAGGTCCCATTCGAGTGAAGATCCGCCTGGGTCGAGGAACTTTACCATGCTGCCGTCCGGCATTAGGTTCGCCACTACTCGCTGTGAGACTCGCTTCTGCAATGGAAACTGCGCTAATGCGCCTGTCGAAAGCTGCGGAAAAACCGGCATGTGTTACCTGTTTTGTCGAATAACCAGAGTGGTCGAATACCGCATTTCTTCTGTCGCCGCGATCTGCAGATCCGGTTGCTCCAGGCTGCAGTGCTCGTATTCGGTCCCGTCTTCAGGATCGACAAAAGAAAACTCCCCGAAGCTGCCGCGGCATTCGATAAAGAACGTCTCCATGTCTTGAACTTCGCTGGGGTCAAGAAGCTCCAAAGACACAAGCCAGCGCCGTAGCGACCCGGCTCCCATCCGGTAACGCTGTCCCGATCCGTCGAGAAAATTCAACTGCGCGGCAGAATACTGGAATTCACGTACGGCCGGATATTGCATGACCGCGCCTGTCTTCAAACTGGGAAATTGCGGCATACTATAGCTCGTTCACCACGTCATTGAGCGCATGCATATTCAACATCGCGTGCCGCACGGCCTGCGCAATCTCACCGCTATGGTCTAGAAAGGACCTGCTGTCCATCGCCTGAACGTTTACCGTAATAAGCGGAGTGGTTGGCTGCACTGTGCCGGCTCGCGCCCCATCACCTCCGTCGTCAGAGCCGCGCGGATTCCAAGATGATCTCGAGGTTTCGCTTCGCTCTGCTCCAACCAATCTCGGGTCCCCGTTCTGCCCGTAGGAAATTTCGCCAAACCGCAATCGCCCGTCTGCCCCTGCGGGCGCATTCGCTTTCTCAATGCGAATCGGCGCTGGAAGGGCAAACTTGAGGAGCGGAGGCGGCTCGTCGGCCTCTCCTCCGCCGGTGAAAAAGCTTGCCACCAGGCGCGCTAGCGGCACAGTGCCCAATCCCGTCTTCAGCACAGTCGCTGCCACGTTTCCGCCTGTCCGTCCGGAGTCGCTTCTCGCCTGGGCGGGTGACGTTGCGACCTGCGTGACCGGCACAGTGGCTCTCAACATCATCGAACTCGCGTCGTTCCCCGTTGTGCTGATCGCCCGATCCGGTGAATTCGCGATGCCTTGGCTCTCACGCGCCGCGCTTGGCGAGACGCTACCTTCGAGTCCGTCGCTGGAACTCCGTCCCGTTTGGGAAGTGATGGCCTGGCCTCCGGCGGCGCGCTCGAACGCCGCCAATAAAGCATCTTCCAATTCCTTATCCCGCATATTCGTTTTCGATTTCCCCCATGAGCGCCAGAAACGCCTCCGCCTCGCGCGCGTTCAAGTCCTGAACTGGAGGACCGCCCAGCTTTCGTCGCGCGCAAAAGCTCTCGATCCACGTGATGCTTTCGGCCGTAATATACGATCGTGGACATACCTCCGTCGACACATGCTGGGCCGCCCACACAATGCGCGCTGGCGTGTTTAGCGCATCGCGATCCCATCCGCAGCGTCGCCGCCTTTCCAAGCCTGCTTTCCGGCATTCGTCGCATGTCCACCCGGCTTGGTTTCCAGAAAGAAAATGGAATGCGACGATCAGTTTTTTCGCTCTTCCTCGCTGAGCCCGCACTGAGCGCGGATGGCCTCCAAAGCCTCGCGCGCCAGCTCTTCCGGGCCCTCTAAAATGACCCTTGCGGGCGTCGCGACGCCTCCGTCAATCTCCATACCATCCACCGCCACTAAACCCCACCTCAGGTAGATCTCATCGATCCTGCGTGACAGCACGGCGGCGCTCATCTTTTCGTTCGGATCGTTGCCGGCCTGAAGAAATTCAAGCTCTCTTCCCAGATCCCGGATTTGCGTCGCCAGTTCCAGCCTTCGCCCGAAAGACATCTTCCGCAGCGTGAGTCGCACTCCTGGCGCGGTCCGCGAATCCAATATGATGTGACTTTCGTATTCCATTAGCCCACCGCAATGAAAATTTCGTCGTCAGTCGTTCCCTGCGCGCGCGAATTGCGGAATCGCCATTGTAGACGCCGCTCCCCGTCGTCGAATTCGGGGACCTCAGGCAGGACGCTGTTCGCATATACGCCGAATAATTGCCGGTTCGATTCCCCCAGTTGGAACATAACGCTGATTGGCGATTGTTGGCGCGCGGCTTGATACAGCGCCGCAGTCGCTGCGTCGTCTGTGCCGAAAAGATCGAAGTCGGCCGTTACCGTTCGGCGGCCGGGGGAGATGGCCTTGGGAACGTTGCTTCCAAACTCGCGCGATCGGATATCCAGGTCGTTATCTATCGTGAACTGCGCGTAAGTTACCGTATGAAAGCGCTCCGGCGTTGTTCCTAACCATGCCTGTCCCATGTGGCCCGGCACAATCGAGTAATCGAACGCCTCGATCATCGGTTCCGCCGGAAATTCGCTCAGCTCGCCTAAGCCAGCCACGAAGCTGCTGCTGTCGATGAGATCCTTGGCGGCCCCGCTGAACTCAAATTCGTGATAGTCGCCATTCACTTTCACGGACATTCTGTTTACTGCTGCGCCGCAAAGCACGCGCTGTACCGCGGTGACGGGATCCCAATAGTCGAACAGCGTAATGCTCGGCAATTCGGTCGCTGGGCTATAGGTCACGGTTCCTCCGATCGGCGAACCTGCGGCGGGCGTTACAGAGAACGGCGCATTCAACTGCACCGACGTGCTGTTCGGGATTGAGGTGACGAAGCGTAGTTCGCCTTCGTGTGTGACGGCCTGACCGGAACTGAGGCCGTGCGCGTTCGCAAACATTAGCGTGTTTCCGCTCGCGCCCGCTGCATTCGCCCCGTTGAATACTCGCGGTTCGCCGCCCAGACACGCCTCGAACAGCGGCCCGTAGCCCGGTTGTTCCGCGCCTGCCGGCCAGGACGTGAGATAAGTCTGGAGGTCAAACGTGGTTTCCCGCCTCCCTCCTGGCGGCAGCCCGGAAAACGTTCGGCTCCCTGTCTTATCCCTTCGCTGCGCCACGGCGATCTGCTGCCGCGCACGCAATCGCACCGCGGGAAATCGGTTCGTGGCGGAGATGACTGGCGCCGCGCCATACGCGCTTTCCCGCCCCGCATAAAAGCGATTCGCGTTCGACGAAATGTAATTTGCCATCGTATCCTTCTCTTTCTTTCTCTGCTGCGGGTTCGCGGCGCAGCCTGCCTTATCTGCTCACTCGAACCTCGAAGCTGAGCTTGGCGGTCTGCAAAAATCCGCGCCCGCCACGTTTCACCGCGCCGAAGTCCGCTTCGTAGCCGCCCGCATAATACATCCCGCTTCCCCAATCTCCCCTGCTTCGGTCAAGAACCTGCATCACTGCATCCACGTATGTCTCCGCGGCGCTTTGCAGCCCGTCCAGCCGGTCGTGCGTCAGTCGAACCTCGATCGACAGCCGGACGGCGCCGGAGAAGGTCCGGAACTTTTCCGTTAGCTCATTCCGAATCTTTTCGCAATAGATCACGACCGCCGGATACCTTAAGTCGAGTGATCGCTCCACAAGCTCCGAGGCGACGTTCTGTTGCAGCACTTGCCTCTGATCGAAGCTCGGAATTGAGATTGCGTCCGCTTTCGTCAGATCCATAAGCGCCGCATTCAGTCCTGCGGGCGCTGTGAATAGATCCGTCGTTTTCCGGATCGCTGCATTCGCAATTGCGCTCATTTCATCCTCTTCGCAGCAGCCGGGGAACTGCCCGCAAGTAGTTGGCGGTCTGCCCGGGCCCGGGGAGAGGGCCGTCTTCGCGCACCGGCGCGTCCTGTATCCAGACGGCCTCTGGCGCAAGCGGCTCTCCGTTCTGGCGAACGGTTTCGTGTGGCGAATATCCGGCGTATACGTTCCACCCGTTGGCCCCTCTCGGCGTCCCCATCGCCCGCACCGCTAATCGCTGTGTCTGGGACCCCGTCCAATCCACCGCCTCGCTGGCCTGCCCTTCCTCCCCGCGACCGTTGACCCATGCCATTCGTACGTACAGAGTCCCGCCCTCGCCGTCGCCTGGCACGCTGCTCACTTCCGGATTGCCGGCCTTTGGCATCGGTTGCTCCACCAGGCCGACTCCGGTTTCCAGCAGTTTCTTCCAGCCCTCCCGCCGCAACTCTCTGTAGTGCCGCCATCGCCCTTCGTAACGGTCGTTCAGTTGGCTGTTGTATGCGTCGCTGTATACGCGTTCGAGCGCCGAGCAAATGTGAAACGACTTCAGAGCGGCAGTCACGACCACGCGCTCGATCGGTTCATTCGGAAGCAGCGTCTCCAGTTCTTCCGCAATCGCAGCTTGCGAAAGCGCCAGCTTGACAGTCACATCGATGCCTTCCGTGCTCGCTACCGTGAGCACGGAGGAATCGTATCCCGCAAGATCTTCCAGCGTCGCCAGCGGACCGTCCACAAAGAGCGCCATGTCTTACTCCTTTCGCCGCGACGCCCGCAGATCAGCCTCCGGTACGACGGCCACCTGCACTCGCCTGACTGCGGCCGCCTGCTCGGCGATTTTCCTCGCCGTTGCATGCTTCTCGTGAAATGCGCGGCGCTCTTCCTCGTTAGCGAGCCGCGCTTGACCCTCGGCGATCAGTTTGGCCGCCAGCGCGCGCGGCGCCTCGTTCAGCACTCCAGCGCGGCCTCCGTCGGGCGTCTCCTGGCTCACTACAACGACATAGTCGCCTTCAAGGCCGGTTTCGATCTGCCGCAGTTTCGCGTAATAGTGTCTCAAGTCCACAGATATCCCTCAAAAATGAAATGGGCGGGTAACATACCCGCCCGTTTGTTTCTCGGCTCGTTTTGCGAGCCGTCTATTGACGCAGCCGCGGCTACGTCGTGATCTGCACTCCGAAGTTGTTCCGAAGAATGGAAGCTCCGTACAGTACGTCGACGGTGAATTGCTGAGCCAGCGTGTTCGGCTGGTAGCTCATGACCACGCGCATTCCGAAATTGCCCATCTCGGCATAGTGCGCGATCGCGCCGGTTCCCGGAAGAGGCTGCGGCAAACGTCGCATCACCAGGCCGATCGCATTCTTCGAGAAGGCGACATTGTGACGAACCTGCGGCGAACTTCCCGTCTTCGTCACGTACTGCGAACGGAACACATAGAAGTCCTTGATCTTCCCCACTGTTCCGTCGACAAGCGCCCGCAGCCCGGCGTCGCCGGCGCTCTGGTATTCGCTGAACCGCTCGATCTGCCGTAACTGCGAGTAAGTGCTCGAGTCCACCACCAGGTACTTGGGTTCGCTCGGAGGCACTTTGGCTTCGAACAGAGCCGTTTCCGCGCTGTCGATCACCGATTCGTTGATCGCGACTCCGCTCGCGCCCAGCGCTTCGTTCGCTGTAAAACCGGCGTAGAGTCCCAACAGGTCGCCCTCGATCTTCTGCGCGATCGCGGCGACTGCCGGCCCCATGTACAGATTCAGCAGATCGGGAACCGCCAGCACTTTGGTCACGTCCGGAATTTGGAACGTCGCCTCCGCGTGCGTGTTCAACACGATCTGCGCGTTGCCGAGCGACGGATTCTGCGCCTGCACCGCGCCGCCTTCGGCGATGTTGTAGGCCGTGAGCGTCGGCGGAATCGGAATGTTCACCGTGTCTCCCGCCTGCGCCAGCGTCGGCTCGTAATCGCGATTCACCAGGTTGCCCATGACGAGGTTGCCCATCAACGCCGGCAGCGCATCCGCCGCCACCAGCTTCACAATCGCGTTGGCCAAATTTGTCGAAGTAATCACACCCATTGTCGTTTTCCTTTGTTTCCTCTTACTTTTCCTAACCTCTCGAAATCGCGCGTCAACGCGACTAACGCAGGTGCCGCAGGATTTCCTGCCGCGCCCGCTCCTTTTCCTCCGCGGTCATTCCTGGCCCGATCTTTTCGATATCGAAGCCTTCCCGAACGCCTGTCTTGTGCGCCGGTCCCAAGCCCGCTCCCCCGGTGATCCGCGCCGGCATGAACTCTGGGTTGTCTGACACAAATCCGCTCAAGTACTCCTTCATGCTCGTCGGGCCGCTCTCGCTTTTTGCGATGAATTGCCCGTCCTCGGCGCGCGCGATGCTGTCTTGCACCACCTTGTATGCCAGATCGATTTTTGCCACGCCCAGCCGTTGCAGTTCGGCCCGGATCGCGGAGCCCCGTTCCGCTTCCTCTGCGGCGCGTCGGCTCTTCTTGTTCTCCTCCACAAGTTCGTTCAGGCGCCGTTCTAGCTGCTCCCGCCGCCTCCGTTCGTCTTCCAATTCGGCTTTGTAGGCCGGCTCGCTGCTGGCCTGCTGCTGCCGCACGAACTCCTGAATCGCCTGCTGCACGATTCCCTGCACTTCCGTACCTTCCATGTCTCTCCTTTCTGAATGCCGTCTGTTGGTTATCGAAATGCCGCTGCTCGCGCCCTGCGCTGCCTTCACGCTGCCGCTTCTCAGTGCGACCGATCTATTTCGGTTGCGATCTGGTTCTTGATCTCTTGGCGCGCGTCGCAGAAGTACTTGAACGCCAGCTTCTTGAAGAGCTGCCGCTTCAATGTCTCAGACCCGATGTTCAAATTGAGGAGCCGCTGCGCGTTTTCTAGATCGCTGCTGAAATCTCCGATATCGAACTCGTCCAAACCCGAAACGTCTATATCGAGCGCATCCTGCCGCGCCGTTACGATGGCGCGTAGCGTCTGCTTCATCACTTCCTTGAGCGCGTCTCCATACGCGCGAAGCACCTCGTGCGTGAAGCTGGAATCACGCAGCTTGCTGACGCCTGACTGGCGGAGCGCCACGTCCGGCGTTCCCGCCTGAGTCATCAGGTAACATACCCGGTAGATCTCGTCCTTAAGACGCGCTAGATTGTCGGCCGCGATCTGATAAACGTGACCCTCCGGTTCTGTCCACCCGAACTTGTCTTCGGGTCCGAGTTGGATGTAATAGGATTCGCCAACCATCTGGTTGAATTCGCGGTCGGAGTAGACAACTGGCATCGCGAAAAGCCCCATCGTGAGAGCCCATGCCAGTGCGTTGGACTTATTGAAATGTTCCATCTGTAGAGACGCGGCTTTGTTCATCAACCACAGCCCGTCGGAGATCTTCAATGTGAATAGCGGCACGCGGCGGAGCGCCGCGAGCGCGTGCTGTCCTTCGCCGCTGACCTGGACTCCACCGCTCGACTCGCGAAAGATGCGATACGTTTGCCTGTCGTAGCGAATCCACCGTCTTTCGCGCCGCCATGCCCCTTCCTGCTCCGCCGGCCGCAGGCACGATGTCCGGACCACGGCCCATTCGAGCCCTCCATCCTCATCGAACCCCCAGTTAATCAACTCCTCCGGCGAGTACTCGACAAGGTACGCCCGTGACCGCCCCATCGCGTCTTCTTCGGCTCGCGTCTGCGGTTGTCCGGTTGCGCGCGGAAAATCCACCACGATGTGCGTCTGTCCGTACACCATCGCCTTCGTGAACTGCTGCCGGAAGAATTCTGAGAAATTCGTGCCCTTTAAATCGCAGTCTTCCGCAAAGATGTTGTAGAACTTCTTTCCGCGCTCGTCATTCCCTTCGAAGAGCAGCACCGGCTCCCGCCGCAGCAGGGTCGCCGCGTACCAATCGATAATTGAGCCGGCATAGTTCTCGTAGAAAACCCGGTTGAGCCGTTCGGCGTAAACATCGTTCGGCTCGCGGCTTCGCCGGACCAGGTACTCTGCCGCGTTGGCGCGGAACTGCTCTCCGCCTTCGTAAATGTCCCGGTACCGGCTCCACATCGCTCGCTTCGCCGTATATTCCGGGTGTTCTCTGTCGATCCCGTGCCTATCCAAGCGCTCCCTCCCCCTTGAACCCGGCCGCTGGCCGCGGTTGGCATTCCTGCCACAACAGGTACCCGAGCGCGTCGCTGAGATGCGTGCGCAACCGGTCCCGGTCTTTGTCGATGTCGTTGACTCCGTTCTTGTATGAAACCTGCTCGAAGTCCTTGATTAGTTCTTTGCACCTTGGATGAACGTGCATCTGTACCTCTTTCGCCGCCGAACGCAGTTTCATGTTCATCAGGTTGATCCTGTCTCTGACGCTCGGATTGCTTTGCGGCATCCGCAAGATAACTTTTGTGCGATGGTTCCGGAAGAACTCGCGAATAATGCCGAAATCGGTCGTCTGCGAGCTCGATCGGTTTTGATTGCCCGACGAATCCCCGTATATGTAGATCGATTGCCCATGGTTCCCGTACTTTGCGCAGAATGCCTCGCATGCCTCCAGGGTTCCCGATTTCCGAAGAACGATTTCATCGATTACGTTCACGTGCTTGCGATCGATCTGCGCCACAATCGAACTCATCGGGTCGTAGTTGAAATCGAGCGTCCACCGCAGCGGAAGATTGTGGTCGTATTTCGTGTCCTCGCTCACATGCTCGCGCCGGTCGAACGACGTGTACACCAGCCCCGCGTGCATGTTGAGGTAACTTCCCAGCACCTCTTGCTCGTAGAACCTCTCGTCATAACTGTGCTTCAGGCGCTGATAAAAGTCGGGAATCTGATTCAGTAGAAACCGGTTCTCGAACGGCTTCGCCTGGATTACTCCATATCCCTCGACCGGTTCGGCGATAAAGCGCCGGTACACCCAATCGAAGCCTTTAGGTGTCCATACCGCGAATCCGCATAACTGGCGCGCCCGTGGATCCCGTAACCGCCCCTCAAGCCGCAGCCACGCCTCTTCCTGCGTGTAAGTCAGTTCGTCCAGTCCGAACCACGCCAGGTTAGTCCCTCTCAGCCGCTCAAACTCATCCACGGGCCGGAATAGCACGCGCGATTTCGTTTCGCGGAACGTCAGGATATTGTCCGCTTTGCTGTACTCGTGCGGGATCTTGTTCCGGTGCAGGATTTCAGTCAGCGAAGCCTGCGTCGCGTCGCGCAGCATCGGGTACGTTGGCGCTCCCAGCAGCCCCAGGCGCCCCGAATTGACGTAAGCCATCCGGATGGCCTCCTGGCAGAGCGCTTGGCTCTTGCCGGATCCGATCGGCCCCGAAAAACCTTTAAACCTGGTTCTGAGCGCATGAAAGCGTTCCTGCGATTCAAGCGGCGTATATTCTATTTCGCGCTGGACAACGATTCTTTTCGCTGATCGACCCATGTCACCTTGATTTCATCCGGAGTCTCAATCTCCTCCTCGATCTCCTTCTCCAACTGGATCAGCCGCACAAGATCCCCGATCGTGCCCTTGATATCCTTGTCTTCCTGCAACTTCTTGCCGATCTTTTCGATAACCTTTTGCACCAGATCCAATTGCCCCTTCATCCGCCATCCCCCAATATGAAAAAAGGCCTCGCCGATCGGCGAGGCCGTTGAAGCGCTTCCGGGCAGCGCCCCTTTCCAACTCAAGATTTAACACGCGGCGTTACACCGCAAAATCAGGGTGCAGTCTAAGCTGTTGAAACGATTGGGAATGCAGCCTCAATTGCGGTCGTGACCGGGTCCGCTCTAGCACGCTTTTCTGCCATTGTGCGATCATTCAGCAGCCGCGGCAGCTCCGGATTGCCAAAAACCGGGCGCCAACCCCGGGGCGGTGCCGGATACGCCGTGAGCGCCTCCCCGGGCGCCCACGGCGCCTCCATTCTACTTCCCGAAATGCGTCGCCAAATACTCGATAATCGACTTCACTTCGTCATCCTTCGCGCTCGCCCCGCGGGCCACCATGTTCTCCACCATCGCGGTCCACGCCGCCCGGTCCCGCCGCACGCCGGTCACAACTTCCAGACCATGGCACGCGCCGCCGCACGCCCGCTGCACGATGGATTTTCCCGCCCCGTCCGGCAAGCTCACAGGACCGCCCGTCCGCACCGGCAGCGGGCGCGACTCCGCGCGCGTCGCCACCCTTGCCGGACTCGCCGCTTCTCCCTCTCCGAGCGCGAACGCAATCACGCTGTCGCTCGGCGTTCCCCCGAAGTAACCGCCGCCGTTCCCTGCCATGATCGCTACGTACTGTTTGCCGTCCTTTCCCAGATAAGTGATCGGGATCGTGTGTCCGTTCGCGTCGATCGTCTGCTCCCACAGGAGCCGGCCCGTCTTCGATTGGAACGCCCGAAACCGGCTGTCGTTCGTGGCCGCGATGAACACCAGCCCTCCCGCCGTCGCGATGCTCCCGCCCAAATTCGGCGCGCCTGTGTTCTTGACGCCCTTCTCTTCGAGCGCGGGAATCGTGCCCAGCGGCGTCCGCCAGGCAATGTCGCCCGTTCGCGTATCCACCGCCACCAGCTCGCCGAATGGCGGGTTCGTGCAGGGAATCATCGTCTCCCGGTTCCAGAAACGCGCATACGTCCCATACTCCGACGTCCGTACGTAAGTGACTTCGCCGGTCTTCGCATTCGTCTTCTGTTCCATGTGACCCCATTGGCCGAGATGGTTGACGTTAACAAACAGGTAGCCCAGAGTAGGATCGTTAGAGACTCCGCCCCATCCACCGCCGCCGAGCGTGCTCGGAAACATCAACACGTTGCCTTTCAGCCCGAACGGTGTGTAGAGCGGACCGATTTCCATCTCGTTGCGCTCGAAAAGGTCGCGGCAGAAAGCTGCGTGTTCTGGCGTCCGGTTGTACATCTCTTCCTTAGTAAATGCGATGCGGGAGAGCGGGGGCGGCTTCAGCGGGAACGGCTGTGTTGCCGCCGTCTTCTCGCCCGGCACCGTGCTCTGTGGAACTGGCCGCTCTTCCATTCCGTACAGAGGCTTGCCGCTTACGCGATCGAACGCAAACAGAATCCCCATCTTCGTGATCTGCGCCACCGATGGAATCGTGCGGCCGTTGCGCGATGCGTCGAACAAAATCGGCGCTGCGGCGGGATCGAAATCCCACAGGTCATGATGCACCAGTTGCTGATACCACTTCAGCTTCCCCGTCGCCGCATCCAGCGCTACTACGCTATTCCCGTACAGCCCGTCTCCATGCCGGTCTGCGCCATAGAAATCTCCCGTCGGCGAACCAAGCGGAACATAGACCATACCGCGCTTCACGTCCACCGTCAGAAATCCCCACGCGTTAGTGCCGGACCGGTTCTTCCACCCCCCCTCTGGCCATGTTTCATTGCCGGGTTCGCCGGGCCGCGGGACCGTATGGAACGTCCACACCAGCTTGCCCGTGTATGCGTCCCATCCACGGATGTCTCCATACGCGCCCGGCGCGGGCGATCCTTCTCCGTTCGCGCTGCCCGTGATCACGATGTTCTTGTACACGGCGGGCGGCGATTGCAGCGAGTAGCGCGCGTCCGGCAGTTCGCCCAACACGCCCTTCTTCAAATCGAGCATGCCTTCGTTCGCAAACCCAGTCGCCGCTTTTCCGGTCGTTGTGTCGATCGCCACCATCCCGCCTTGCACTCCCACGAAGACGCGCGGGTGCGTCGTCCGGTCGCCCGGCCAGTACGCGAGTCCGCGCAGCGCCACGCGCGACGCCTCATAGTGCCAGATCTGCTTACCCGTTTCCGGCTCGAGCGCGAATACGCCGTTCGCCGCCGTCACGTACATGACCCCGCCGGTCACAATCGGAACTCCCTCCGAGCCGGGCTTGCCCGTGTGAAACGTCCACGCCCGTTGAAGGCGCGCGACGTTCCCCGTGTTCACCTGTTTCAATGGCGAAAACCGCCTGGCCCCCGGGTCGTGGCCAAACGTTGGCCAGTCGTTTTGCGCGAGAAGCAAGCCCGCCGTCAAAGCGCTGATGAACAGGATTTTGTAGTGCATCATCGTAGGAAATCCAGTATACGAATCTTGCCGCATCGCCCGCCCAAGCGCCCTATTCCGTATCCCAGGTGCGGCCGGATCGCTTCGCCGTACTCGGCGATCATCTGCCGCGACCATTCGCCCAACTTCACCGCGCCCCAGGACTTTGGCCAGATCTTCGGGCACAGGGAGAGACGGAAGCTTCCGTTTCTCCGCCATCGGTCAATAGAGAACGTCGGTCAGGCGCTTGCGCCGGCGAGGCGGCTTCACCGCGCGGGCCAGT